TGCGGAGGTTGTAGAGGCGAACTGACTCAGCCCGGTCCCGGTTACGCCGCAGGTTGTACAGGTCAGCGCACCAGTGGTAGCGCTCAGGACCAGCGGAGAGGATGCTGTGACCGCAAACGTCCCACTGCCCGTTGGCCATGTCAGCGTGGGCGTACCCGCAGCTGCTTGCGCGGTGAGCGTGACGGTGCCGCTGGATGTGCCGAAGTGTTGCAGAGTACCATCTGCGGCCACGCGCAGGCGCTCCGCAATCGTTGTGCTGCCGCTGGGAACCGTAAGCAGAGAGATATAGGTCGGATAGCTTGTATCAGTCCAGTTTCCTCCGGCTCGGATAAGAATACCCGCCGCAGCAGTAGAGGAATAGGCTGTTGCACCATAGCCAAAAGCTTGATATGCAACTAGCACGTCGTCAGTTTGCGATGCTGTAGGAGCTGCAATAGTTCCACGCGCTGTGCGTCCAACAAAGCCAGAGGACACACCGGTTCCAGCACTATCAGCAGTAATGCGCGTAGAAAGAGCGTTAAAATTGCGGACCGTTAGAACAGTCTGAAGTGGAATGCCAGTTAAGCTGCTTGATGTTGCCGCAGACCCAAGAACCATGGTCGTACTGGGATTGTTGAAGATTTGTTGGGCCTTGCTGGGCCCAACAAACAACAACGAAACAGCAGCTAGAAGTAGAGCGCGATGTTTTTTCATTGTGCAATGTGTCCGAGGATGTCTGTGGCAACGGAGCATGAGCCAGCACTGACTGCGATATCAGTTTTAGCAGTGAAGAAGCCCATCGGCGGTGCACTCTCCCACGCTGCTGTTAGATGGACCGGTGCATTAGCATAAGGCACACCTGCGGAATATGTGGGAGATGTTCCGGTGTATGGAGTACCATTAAATGAGGTACCGCTGATTGAGATTCGAAACGAAACAGTTGTCCCTGAGGTATCACATGTGAATACGGCCTTTGCATCGAATCTCGGGCTATCCGAGATTCCTTCGGTAGGGCTACAGATGGATGGGGTCGTTTGCGTCGTCAACACAGCGCTGGATGCAGTATTGGTGACCACAGTTGTCTGATACCCAAATTTCCACCTATTCTTCGGAAAATGTGAATACACACGGTTACACATCGCTGCTGCTGGATTGATCTCGTTCTGGATGGTGCCCACGCCGGTGTAGATAGTGCCAACGAATGTACGTGTATTATCACCAACCGAACCACCAGCAACGGTTGGTTTGACATATGTTCCTACATCACTGATAGTAGGCCCCCACGCAGCTACTCCAACACCACTGTATGTCTCCCAGAACTCCAAGTTATTATCGAACTGATTCGTGGCGGTGAAGTTGTTGACGTAGATGGAATAAAGCTTGTTATTTGCAAGATTCTGCGCCGCGACCCCGTTCAAAATAATATTATTTCCGGAGAAGATATTCCCTGTGGTGATTGATGGCAGGCGAACCATTCGATAGGACGAGGTGCCTGGGTTCCACAGAAGAAGGCCCTGCCCATCGTCCTGAAAAAGAGACAACGTTGTTGGCGTCGCTGCGGCGAGCTTAATCGTCCCGTGCCCGAAAATAGTGTCTTCAAACTGTGTCGGCGGGCTTAGGATCGCGAAGACATCGAGAGAGGCAAGGTAGCGAACGCGAAGAGGTTTGCCTTGCTGAATGTCGTAGTAGATCGAGAAGGAATAACCATCAACACCCTTCACCGTCTTTGCCGCAACGCTGTCCACCGCGATCGTCGGTATTGCTCCCGCTACAGTGGCGGTTGGGGTGAAGATGAACTCTTGCCCATCGCTGAGCGAGGTTAAGCCAAGGCCGGTGGTGAGAGTGATTGCGGATGCAGTACCACCGACCGTTGGATAAGCTGGACCAGTCAGCACTGCTCCGGCAACGAACCGTGTGTTAGCACAGGCATTGCTGACATCGCTAGCCGGGCGGTTCGCGCAGGTTGTGTTCTGGGCCCAGGCGGGTCCAACAGCGAGAAAGAAGAGAAGAAGGATAAGTCTAGACATTGCTTTCCATCACTGTTAGTGGATTACCAGATCCGCTGGCACTGAACGCTCCCCAACCTAACTGGCATTCGCCCGTGATTGTGAGCGAGCCACCATTGCCGTAGACACGAAAACAGCCACCTAGCGCTGAGGTGGTAGGAGCAAAGACGGTCCGTGATACAGCGCTGACATTTGCATAGCCGGAGTTAGGAAAGATGAAAACATCCACGGATCCGGGATTGTGAAAGACCATACTCTGCCGCGCTGGATTGCCTGAAATGACATTCTGAGGCGTTGTAGAGAGGTCGTTGTACATATATACCTTGCCTCCGCTACCACCCGAGATAGTTAGCGGAGACCCTGGGCCGGTTTGGATGATACCCATCACCGCTTCCTTCTCTTGCGCAGGATGCCCTTGCCCTTATCCGCCGCGTTGAACTCCCGCGCAACCTTCCTCGGCACGCCAACCTTCTTGGCGAACTTTGGATCATGCGCAGCTGCGGCCATGAGTCGGGCTTGCGCGGGGGTTTTGCTCGGCATGTTAGGCCCTCCGCGCCGCACGCTTCTCTTCCACTGCGTACTCTTGCGGAGTCGGCACAACATCTTCGAGTGCGGGCTCTGGATCCGCAGCCTTGGCCGTAAGCGCAGCCACCTGCTCGCTAAGAAGCTGAATCTGCTTCATCAGCTCTGGAACGGGGTCAGAAGCGGAGGGCGGAGGCGGCTTCTGTCCACCAAGCACTTGCTCCAGTCGCTTGATCAACACCTCGCCGAATGCACCGTCGATTGGGAGGCTATCGATTGGATGGATCCAGTTCGCGCTCTCCGCAGCGGAGATAGCTTCGGCCTCCGCATCGAGCGGCTCCATGTCTGGAGTAGGCTTGCCCTCGAAAACAATGTCACGAGGAAGGCCCTTGCCCTCGTAGCAAACGATCACCTCGCCGGGGTAGTTCTGGTCCGCAGGGAGGCTGGGCTCAAGATGCAGGGGGACAGGATAGACCTTGCGTGCCTGCTTTCCGGTGTTCCGATCAGTCTCCTTGTGTTCCCACTCCGTTCCAGGAACGTTCAGGTAGTGCTTGGCAGTGAGACGCCAGCGCGCCATGGCTTTTCTCCTCGTGTGCGGGCAAGGTGGCCCAGGGATAAGGTGAAGGCTGGGCCAATGACCCAGAGGGGGAAGAAGCTCAGCGAGAGTGCGAGGAAGGTCCAGCAGACCAGATGGTCCGCACGGTTCCGGCCCTCCATCGCGAAGATCACGCACAGCCACGCGAGCACGGAGCCGAGGCCCAGGTCGAAGAGGAGCTCGAGCGTGTCATTGTAGGCGTGGGGAGCAAGTTGGAGGGCAGGTGCGGTGCGCTTGGGCCACGCTGCGTATTCCGCAGCGAAGGAGCCGAAGCCGTGACCTAGCGGGGTGAGGTGGTTGATGGTGTCTTGCCAAATACCCAAGCGGGATACGAAACTAGCTCCAGCGTCGTCGCGGAGGACGAGACCGGCGAGGATCGTAAGTAGGAGAAGGCACATAGCTGTAGCGCGGTAGTTGCGCCAAAGCGCGATAAGGCAGGCAACCCCTGCGGCTGCCATCGCTCCACGGTTACCTGCGTATACAAGCCCAATCCCTCCAATCGGAATGAACCACAGCTGGCGATAACCCAGCGCAGCCGCGAAGCACACCGCCATTACGCAACCCATCTGCCCGCTACCACCAGCGAGTCCGTACCAGCGAAAGTCCCCGCCGTTCCACCACACCGCAAACTCGGCGAAGGCGAGGACCAAGTTCAGCGAAGCACCAACAAGCAGACAAACCCACAGCTTGCGCAGGTCCCGCATTTGTTGGCCGAGGACATAGCCCCCGGCCAACAAAGCGAGCAGGAGCGCCCCTTGCTGGGGGCTGGTGGACCAAGTGAGGGACACCCCTGCCCAAGCCAGGAAACCGAGGCCGAATATGGTCTCGGGGTGAAGCACTACGGAGTTTCCTCCGTCCACTCAAACCCACACTGCGCAGTGATCGCAGCGAGGCCGGCGTCGTTGACGTGCACGCCCTGCGCAACCCCGCGGAGGACGATTGGCTGGCCCAGCTTGCCGAACTCGAACACATACGGCTGGTTCTGGGCCACAGCGGTGGTTGCACCGGCAAGGGTGACGAACACATCCATCAAGGTCGTGGTTGCGCCAAGGGTGGTCGGGACGGTGGTGTAGATGTCCGTGATCACCGTGGACGCTTCGTTGGACGTGTCGTACGCAGCCACCGTCATTGGGACGGTGTTGACCGTCCCGCCGTTGGAGACCGCAACACGCTTCACAATCGAGATCGGATCGGTCTGCAACGCTCCGGTGACCGCAGCGAAGAACACGCGACGGACCTTTACGGTCTTCGTGGCGCTGCCGTAAAGCGAGCAGATGTCGCCACCGTTGTTCGGCGCGGCGAAGGTTGGGCCGGCCGCGGAGTAGGTCGGCTTCATCGTCGAGTTGTCGTAGGCGAGGGTGAACACTGCGTTGAGCGTAGAGTTCACCCCAGGCACCTGCGCCTGCACGGCGAGCGCGGTGCAGGCTAGCGCAGCGGCTGCGGAGAGGAGGATCGAGCGGAGTTTCATCTCTTCCTCCTTAGTTAGCCACAGTGATGCCGGCGGGGTATCCGCCCATCACTGCGTTGTTGGTGCTGGAGTACGGCTGGTCCATCCGGTCGATCACGATCCAGCCACCAAGCGCGCCGGAGGTGTGGGTGCCGACCGAGACGTAGCTGAGCCGGAGGAAGCGCGGGATGGCCACGCCTTGCGGAGGGCGGGGCATGTCCATGTCGTAGAGCCGGGCGCCGGCAACGAGCTGGGCTTCGGTGTAGACTGGCGAAAGCCACCAGTTCGCGTACGAGCCGGCTGCACCAGAACCGTTATCTGGCGCACCCTGCAGGATCACCTGGAGACTGGTTCCGCCACCGAACGCAGTGGTGACCTGGACCAGCAGCTTCAGCGCAGGATTGTCGCCGATGCCGATGTCTCGCGCGCCTTGGAGATTCGCGAGGACGGGGATACCGGCCATGTGCAGGTCGATGATGTTTGTCGAATTCTGCGTGCCTGTGGTCGGCAGATCGTAGTTCGTACCGGTAACAGCGATGCCAGAAGCAGTCGCGCTACCAGTGAAGGTGAGAAATGCGTCGAGAATCATGTCTCAGACTCCATCAAAGCTTGCGCTTGTTTCAGCCGTTGCGGTCGAAGTTACCTCAACGGTTGTGGTAGCGACGATATTCACCGGCGCCCAGCTGTTGTTTGCTTGCTGCGTATCATCCCGAGATGGATTAGTCGCAACACGCCAAGTGTTGGAACTTGCGTCGAAGAATAGTACATGATGAATACTACTCCCAGTTAGATCCAACACCGTACCTGGATAGACATTCCCGTCCGTCCAGCGATATTGCACAGGAGTTGCAATCGTGATACTCATGGCTACGTTACCTGAGCCTCTGTGTTCAAAATCGCGTCCACGGTACGGATCGGCACTCCACGGAAAGTCGTGACGACCTTCCCGTTGAACTCCTCCAGGCGGAGCAAGACGTTAGTTTTGTTGGCGGCCTGAATGTCTAGGTAGGTGCGGATCACGCGATTGCAGTAGATCACCACCCGGCCCATGTTGGCGCGGACCGCGGGGGTGTCGGAGGTCTGGATGGCCGTGGCCGAGGCCGGCGCGGTGGGGAGCTTGTAGAGTCCGCGGATGATCAGGTTGATCAGATTCGCCGCGCTTACGCCAGTGAGCTGGGTCACGTCAACGTTCGCGATGCGCACGTTGTAACGCCAATCACGCTGGACCAGCCCGATCTCCCACTTGAAGTGGTCACGGTAGGCCTGATAGGTGTTGGACGAGGAGTCCTGCACCGGCCACTCACCCATGTCCCGGTGTTGGAGGCCGGTGATCTTGCCCTTCGGGAACGTTGCGTGGGTGGTATCGCTGCCCCACGTCACGATCCAGATGCTCGTGTTGGTCGACGAGGTCCCACCTGCGTCGAGGACGTTGTTTGCAGTCTGGCTCGCGGAGGTTGTCTTGGTCGAGTAGCGTGGTGCGAAGCCGGTGAAGCGCTCCGGGTTCACGAACTGGTTGCCGTAGATCAGGGTGGAGGCAACCTGCTGGGACATGCCTTCCAGGAACGCTTTCACTTCGGAGAGTCGGAACTCCGCGGTGTTGCCATTCAGGTCTGCGATGTCCTTGTCGATCACGCTGTAGGTCTCGAGGTTCCCGCAGGTGTCGGTGATCTGCGCGGTGGTGGACTTCGCGTTCGGCACGCCGCTGTTTAGCAACCGCCAAGTTGCCTGAGGCAGGCCGGTGCGGACCGTGGTTTTGTGACCGGTGGGGAGGTTACCCTCGACCACAAGCATGTCATCGAGGATCTCGTTGGTCTGCGAGAGCAGCTCGATGATCATGGCGACGCGGTAGTTGTCTTCAACCCGCTTCGCCCAGTCTGCGTAGGTAAGCGCGGTAGCGCCTAGTG